TTGAAAGGGCAACCTCAGAAATGGTGAATCGATAAAGTCGATGGCTTTAGGCTGCCCCTTCAACTATCGCTTAACCTTTCCAAGGTTGAGTTTTGTAGTAAGTTTATTTCTGACTTTTCCAAGGATGACTTTAACCGTATGTGGGTCTTCCATATTAGCAGGTAACTCCCACTCAAGTCCTGTCACGATGGAATTATAGATTTTGTTCTTGTAATAGAACGTGACTCTCCGTCCGATGTTTAACGCATCCAACGAATAAAGGTCTGAATCCAAATCCAAATTGAATGTAATCTTATGATTGTATTTCGCATTGGACAAGTACTGTTCGACTACTGTCTTGATGTTGTCATCGGTCATGACTACCTTAGGCTTGCACGAGTTATACGCTATAAATTCTTCCTCACTCGCAGGTGGGTAGTTATAGTTCGTGATCGTGCCATCTTCCTTTACGGAATAGATTCCTCGGAATGTAGTACCGGCAGAATTGTAAACAACTAACGATGTGTTTTCCATCTCCTGGACATCGACAGTAATATCTGTAAGTGCTTCGCTATTGTCGGACAGTACTAACGGACTTTGCTTTTTCGGATTTGAAACCTCTAAGCCGATCCACTTTTCTGTGTTACCGTAGGAAGGCTCAACATAGATACCGAACTCATCGAAGTTCTTCAATAAGTAGTCCTCTAAATTAGAGACATTCGCTGAATCGATAACAGGAGCGGTAATGTTGATGTTTGCGTTTTTCTCTAACGTAAGCCTATCGTCAAGAGTAGCATAGTAAGGTTGCATCTTACGTTCTATGGAAGCGTTCAGTTCCGCAGCATTATTTTTATAAGACGGATATCCGCTACTATAAAGTGCCATGTAGTGTATCATGCTGCGCATGACAGACAACGTAGATGTTTTAGTAGAACCAAACATATACTCAGAGTCGAATAAACTCAACGGTTCTCGGCAAGTTAAAGTTTTATCTACAATGGATTTGATAACACCGAAATACATTGCTTTACCTTTTGGATTCCTTAAAATAACAGGGCAATCCGTCTGTACCCCATCAGGTATCTCTTTCACTTCGATTGTCGATGTTGTTTTTGAAACACCGTCAACCTTGATACTTGCGGAGATAACAGGAGTAAACGCAAGAAACTTTTCTTGTTCTCTTACAGTTGCATCTGATGTTTTACCGTATTTGTAGCACATTAAATAGCAAGTGTTTTTAGGATCATCCTCATCGCTTTTTGTAAACACCGCTTTTAATGTGGTGGCTTCGGAGATCATCACGGTTGTAGTTCTGTTTCTTGAAACGATCTGACCGTCTTTTTCCCATCCTACAAATGTATATCCGCTCTTTTCATAGGCGGTTATTCTCGTACCGTACCAATCTCTGAAATAAGTAAGACCTTCATCTATGATGAATGAAGTATGTCTGGACAGATATATTTTTGTTGTTTCTGCTCCGTATCTCGTTTCAGCATAGGCATAGCCACCTTCGGTGGATTCCAAAGTCAGCAAATAATGTGTGTTGTAAAGATCGGAATCTGCTATCCAACCGCCACTACCACTTTTTTGAATTATCGTATCTGTTACTGTGTCATAAAGACATTGTTCATTGTTCGCAACATTATAGACAGGAATGAAATTATGAATTCTTTCGGAGTTTGAATCAACAACGAACTGTGCAAAGAACAACACTCCGTAATTCACAGCCGTGCCAGGATTTGATGTTCCGGCATTGTTCATTGAGAACAAGTACATGTTTCTTGTTCCTTCAAACGATGTGGTTGCTCCTGTTATTTCATGAATGTCTTGATTACCAACGTTCAATGTAAACACGTTAGCATCCTTTTGGAGCGTTGTTTCGGCATCATCCTTGTAAATGGTTGTTCCTAGTGAATTTCTCGCACCGGCATATCCTAAATAGCTTGTAGTCGAACCGCCAAAGAACAGATTCAACTGTTTTGCGGATGAGTTGGAATTGGTTTCCCTTGCTCCGAATAAATTCATCCTCGCATCGCCACCATAGACATAAAATAAAACACCGATGTCTATATCGCTTGAAGCAACAATACCCAAGTCGAAATAAGGACTTTCGGTGATTAAACCGCCACCTCTATAAACTGCATTCGCATATTCATATCCACTTGGTAACATGTTAAATACTCCTATAGATCGGTGTGTATCTGATGTTTGCGTTTGTAACAGAACCGCTGTCCGCACCCACTTCAAACGAACTGTTTCCTCTAGGGATCTTCATGAATGTTACATAGATTGACCCATTTGAAATAGTTAAATCTTGGTACGCAATTGAGTTAGGAACCACATCTCCGTTTTGTGATAAAGCTACTGTTTGTCTGCCATCGTTTGAGTCCACATAGACCCCATCAAACGTTCCTACAAACCTAGCTTCGCCATATAACTCGTTGTCTTGATACAGTTTGAAATATGGGTTCGTTACAGTTCCTGTGAGCGTGATTTCAAAGCCACATGGGAAATCCCCTGTGTTTTCTAAAGTGAACGTAGAATCGCTTATATTGCGTTCTATTTGAGTGCCTTTCCAAAACCCCAATCCTTGGAATTCAACGGCACACCTCATGATGTTTTCTATCGTGGATTCACTTTTCTCTAGTGAAGTTATTACACAGTTCAAAGTAAAACTCCCTAATCCTGGAGCATTGTAGACAAACTGTAACGGTTCGTGAGAAACAAACCTCACGAAGTTATCGTACTTCTCATATCTGTCCTCGTTCAGGGAGTCTAAAAATATAATTTCACCACCAGGTTTTGGGAATTCCTCGGTGGTTTCGTCTATTACTTGAACATTTCCGTATCGAGTAGTAGTGAAACTCCTTGAGAATCCCAATCCTGTTGGCTCGTTTAAAAATACACGGAAGTCATGGTCTGTGAAGTACCAAGTATCATTGTTAGAATTAATTAATTCAAACTGTCTGTAACTCATACCATTCTCCCCAAATTTTCATTGACTCTGTCCGTGATAAAATCAGCGAATTTCATTGCAGAGGTCTGATCCATACCGCCATTTAATGCGAATCTGTTATTGATGGTGATTTGGTTCCCACCGCTTGCAGCCATTGCGTAACGGTAATCTAATGTATCAGCAACTCTGTTGATTGCGTTTTCGACCAGGTAAGCATTATTATCAATGCCTTTTGCCATCTGTCGCATCATGTCAGGCATCCATGTATGGAAGTCACTTAATGCACCGACATCAGGCTCACTAAAGTGAATGTAGGAACGGACGATATCCGCAAGACCTGCAACCGCTGACTCAACAGATCCTGTTCCTGATGAGATGCCACTAGCAAAGTTTTCAGCTAGTTCAGCACCATAGCCATAGGCTTCCTCGACAGGCGGTCTCATTGCTTCAACTCCTGTCATAGGGATTTGGAATGCAGCACTCTGTACTTCCGACTTGCCTGCTTCTAAGCCTTCTGCCATTTCGGTAGGCAACTGACCTAACTGATGCCTTGTTTGATAAATCTGTTGCATCAGTTCTAATGATGTTTCAGCGGATGTATCGTAAACTTTCTGATTTGCTAACTCGACTAAATGACCGCTTTCCGTCCATGTATAGCCGAATTTATTGACTTGATCTTCCGTCCAATGGTAACGTTTTGCGACATACTCACACGCTTCTGCGGATTCGTACATCTTCTTGTCCATGACGGTTGCAGCTGCCTTGGCACCGCCAAACGCAAACGCCAAAGTGCCTAATGTAAATGTAAGTCCTGCTCCTGGTGTTGCTCCTAAAACAGGCATAAGCTTATCGGAGATAGACCCTGCAAGACCTTCTCCTTTTCCAATAAGACCGCCCATAACCTCGGACAAAGTACTCAACTTGCCGATAAGACCGCCACCACCGCCTACGGCTTCTCCAAGACCGCCAATACCTTCAGCACCCTTGAGAACCGCCATAACGGCTTTCCATTTTGTCATTTGAATTCTTATCGTTCCAACAACGGCAATCAACGGTCCGATGATAGCAATCAGTCCACCGATGATACCGATGACCTTTAAAGTGTTCCCATCAAGTTCAGCCATTCCCTTGAACAATTCGGTTATTTTTTCAATAACAGGAAGAAGCATTGGAATTAACTGATCGCCTATTCTCGATGCGAACAGTTTGATACTTTCCTTTAACTGAGATACTTGAGAATTGAAATCCGCATATCTCTTTATTGCTTCGTCTGTCAAAGCGTTTTGACCATCTAACGCTTCGTTGTCTGTTACAAAATTCTTATTGGCAATATCAACCGCTTCGGAAAGACCATCTGTGTTCAGAGTAAGTCTTCGCCATGCATCGGATTGTCTTATGCCAGCCCAACCCAATTCATCCATAAGCTGAAGCATTTCCTCACTACCGCCATCAAGATTAGCGAACGCATTAAGCAAGTCTTCAATCGTACCGATAGCATCGGTTCTCCAACTTTCAGCGAATTCCTCTGTGGTTTTTCCTGTCAGATCCGCAAATATCTGCAATCTGTCTCCACCGTCAGCTATAGCCGTTGTAATCATGTTCATGGTTGTTGACATAGCCGTACCACCGGCTTCAGCCGTAAGACCGACAGATGACATTGCGGCTGCTAAGCCTAAGATTTCAGGAATCGACATCCCTGCCATTCTTCCGGCAGATGCCAACCTCATCGCAAGTGAAAGTATCGAAGCTTCGTCCGTTGCCGTATTATTACCTAACGCAACCAACGAAGAACCGAATCTGCTGACATCATCAACACCTTCTTCAAGGTTTACACCCATGATGTTCATGAATCTTGCAATTGATGTAGCACCTTCCTGTGCCGTGACATTCGTGGAGTCACCAAGCATTATGACGTATCTTGTGAATTCGGCAATCTGTTCGATAGGAACATTTAACTGCCCTGCTGCTTCCGCTACCGCCATAACCTCGGCATTAGAAGATGCGGTTTCCAAAGGAATCTGTTCCAATTCTCTTCTTAGACCTTCTAACTCGGATTTTGTTCCGTTAACTGTCTTCTTAACCCCTGTGAACGATGATTCAAAGTCAGCAGCCGTTTTAACGGATGCCGTAAGACCACCAACAATTGGAAGTGTCAAATACTTGGTCATCGCACCGCCAATCTTCTGCATAGCTTCGCCTACCTTATCGGTTGCGTTTTCCCATGCATCGACCATTAAGGTCAAAGCGGTATTCTGCTCCAACTCATTCATTTCCTGTTCCAACTTGTTAATGTTGGCGGTAGTTTCGTTGATCTCTGTCTGTACGTTCCTTAAAGCGGTTGCCCACTTTTCGTCAGTAACTTTTGCGTCTTTAGAAGCCTGGATGATGTTGTCCATCATCTTCTTCTGCTGCGCTAATTTATCTTTCTCACTATCAATTACTTTTAATAGTGCTTCTTTCTGCTTTTTTAATTGCCCTACTGACTTGTAATTCTTGTCAAAAGACGAAGTCAAGGCTTCCATTTCTGTTTTGAACTGTTTGGTGTATTCATTGATCTCTTTGATAGTCTTTAAATAAGCACTACCACCTTCGATACTTATGACCGCACCGATTTGGGATTTTGTAGCCATAACTTCTCCTTATTCGAGTTTTAAAAACTCAATCATGCTCATTTTATGTTTAGGCTGTTTCTCTTGCGCACCGCCTTCATAAATGGACAAGCAAGAAAGCATATCTAACATCTCCCCGACAGGAGTACATAAGATTTCTTCCTTGCTCATCCCTAGTTTTCTTCCATAAAAAAGAAACCAAGCAAGGTTTAATTTTGTTCTACGCTTGGTTTTTCTTTTTTTTTGGGTTCTTCGACCTCGATAGTAGTCTCAGCACCGTTATTCAATCCTAATAAAGCGGATTGCATTAACTTGGTGTAAGTCTCCGTCTCAAGGTACATGACTTCTTCAACGCTAATGATATTAGGCTGATATGATTTGTCCATGAAATGCTTGTTCATTTCATAGCCTTCATTTAAGAGGTGAATTATTTGTGCTCCTGTCTCCAATGTAGTAGACAAGTCACCGTTAAATAACTCACCTAATCTTTCAATATCGTTGTTAGGACACAACTTTGAAAGATCGCTTGTTGCCTTTACTGTTCGTAAAAAGCCGATTTCTCTCCCATTGATTTTCATCTTATGCTCCTGTGATGTTCAGCAATGCTCTGACAACCGCTTCAGCTGATGCTTCGGTTGTCTGTTCTTCGCCAACGATTCTCCAAACGTGGTTAGTAGAATCATCTCTCATCAAGGCTGCTTCCAACTCTGTAGTCTGGAATTCGATCTCTTCTTCCTGTGTGGCTGCTTCAATACCATCAACATTGAAAGAAGCCTTAGTGAAAACAACAGGCTGATAAGATGTGACACCGCTCTCCATGTAACGGATGACGAAGCCGATACCTACATTCGGAATGACTTGTCTGTCATCGTATTTGTAGACCTGAACACTCTGACTCTGTCCGACAGTTACAGTTTCTGCATCCGGCAGACCCATGATGAGTTTCCTTGCAGCATCCTTTAAACCATCGACCGTCATTGTGATCGTTGCGCCTGTGAAGACACCACCAACAGATTCAGCAAGTACGTTGTCAGCGTAGAAGTTGACCGCATCGCCTGTCTCCGGCTCTACGGAAACATCCACACCTCTAGCCAAGGGCATGCCGCCTGAATAGGTAACTGTGTTGTTGCTAGAAGCGTATAAGGCTACATAAGGCTTTGAATAGCCGGTGATTACTTTACCATTTGCCATCTATTTTTCTCCTTTGTAATCTAACTGTTTGAGCGACCATAAGTCTCTCAATATCCTCGTTAAGGCTTTTCTGCATTGCTTCTAAACAAGGCTTTCTGCCTTTACGAGACCCACGAGAAAAGACAGGATCTTTCGGCAAGAAGGAAGTTCCTTTTTCCAAGGCTCTAGCCAATTTAACCGCATAGGTATAACTATCGCTCTTTGGGTAGTCTAGTCTTCCCTTGTCAACGCCTGTCTTCATATCGACATAATTGATTTTTTGTTTCCATTCCAATGGTGTTAAGCCAAACTCATTGATAAGGAATTTCTTTTCGATAGAACGAATGCCATTCCTTTTATCGAGCCTTCCAGGTCTGTCATCCGTATGAATGCCATCTAGTTCCGCTTTAGTTGTTTTAGCAACCTCTACAGAGCCTTCTTTCAAAGCGTTCTCGATGCAGACTTCCGCATTGAAGGAATTCGATAAGTTTTCGATTTTCTTAACGTATTCCTTTAACCCTTTAAAACGAAATTTCATGCTATCGACCAATCCCAACTGAAGTGAATTAAGTTTGCCTCGTCTTCGTATTGAACCATAGACAAAGTCCAACCTAAATTCTCTATCTCATTAAGTCTTTCTTGTATTACATCCACCATCGGATCTAAATCAGTTTTTGTGAAATAATCGATTGTTCCTTCGATGACTTGTTCTTTTTTATGGTTGGAAGTCCATAAAGAATCGCCTTCATTTTCTTCCGCCCAAATACAATACGGTGCTTGCAAACGTGGATGCCAATAATGATATACGGCTAATCCGTCAATGCTTGTTAAGGCATCTCGTATTTTAGTCAGTTTCGATATCATAATTGCTCTCCAATTTGCTTAACGATAATTCCGTGTACGGCAGACCCACTACAACAGGCTGTCTGTAGTATTTGGAATCAACTATCCTCTGTCTTTCGTTTGAATCCTGTCCGTGATAGACAAGATCAATTCGATACTGTTCACCGTTTCCTAAAACGGCATACATACCGCCTTGAATATGTCTATCTTGGTGGATTCTCACCAATAAGTCGATTCGCTGATTCACACCCATCGCCTGATAGCTTCGTCTATACCCTGGAGATCTCTCTTCAAACCAATGCTT